CCGCCACTAGTGGATTTTATTTCTAGAGCTGCATCCACTGGAGCGCCATTAACAATAGTGAGCGAAGGAACAGAGTCTACAGAGCCATTGGTTGCATGATAAGTATCTGCAATTAAAACGCTACTGGTAAGCGTAGTTGGTGATGATGTATTAATTCCCATGACGACTCCCTGTCGTTAAACCGGATTCCTTCCGGTTAGTTAAGCTAAATTAACCCATGCTCCATTTACACAAGCTCGTAGATGATTTGTGGTATCATTGTAATAAATCAAACCGTTTGATACTGCCGGGTCTGCTATCAAAATTGGCAACCGAACAGCAAAATCGTTTACTGCAAAGTTATTATATTGACAGACCTCATTAACATTACCTGCCGGAGCGGTTAATGGAACGTTATCTAATTGAAAAGTATCTCCACCTTGTCTACTAAAGTTAACCGCATTCGTTGAAATGGACATGGGTGACGCATCTTGATGAGAATCTCTAACAAGATTAAGATTATTACTTAGACCCCCACCATTATTATCAACCCTTAAAATATCGAACTGTTGTGAAATGATTATCCCATCCCATACGTTAAAAACATCATCATAAACTTCAAGTTGCCCAAAATTATCTGTATTAAACCTTATAGCTCCACCCACCGGAGCTATTGGCCTTTGAGCAGTATTCCCACGAGGAAGGCTAAGCGCGCCAGTTCCAGCTGATACGCCATTCAAAGCGCCACATATCGTATTAATATCAGTCGCTGTAGCCGTTAAACTTATACCGTCTAGCTGGAAACTATTCCCATTTTGTCGATTAAAATTAACGGCATTGGTTGCAATGGTAATAGGAGAAGCATTTCCAAAACCATCTTGCAATTGTTGCAATACGTTAGTCAGACCTTGTCCGTTATTGGTGGTGGTGAGCAAATCCCCATAACCAGATTGAATGGCTACATTAGTAAGGTTAGTCATTAGGCAACCCACCTAAAATTTTGTAAATCCTGCAAAATTTGAGACTGATTTAGGGGTTGTTCATTATTGTTCGGCCCACCATTCGCTACTAATGAGGGCGGCATATTTTGTTCCAAAAGAAGCAGCCTTTCGGCTTCTGTTGGGGCAATCGCGCCATCTTCACTGTTTCCTAATAGGTTAAAAAAGAAGGTAATCTGAGAAAAAAATGGAAGCGTATTATTCGAAAATGTCTCCGTGCTCCCTTGAGGCAACCTAGGCTCTTTAACCGGTACTGGGTCTGGAGGCAAAATAGGCGGTCTTAGTTGCTCATTAGGCTGGTCAACATAGAGTTTTCCCACATAAAATCCTGTCCAAACTAAGGCATTTCCCCTCCACTCCATTTGTCGAACCAGGTCTTTTCTTAAGAAAACAAATCCAGAGTAATCGCAAATTCCAACGGCTTGCGGAGAAGACGC